ATGGACTCCGTGTCCATATATTTAGCATTATTACCAGGCTTTTAGAATGATTATATTCTCGTTGCCACGCCCTGTAAACTTAGTTTCAGTCGATTTAATATCCCCAAACGATTTACGCATTGCTGGCTTTCCGCCTGACATAACTGCTTTAATTTGCTCAGCCGGTTTGCGTAATGTTTTTTGTACCGTTGTCATAACATCAAAGGTAATAATAGCAGAACCCTTGACAGTAAATGTACCTAAATGTGCGTCGGCCATTACATGAATTAGTTTGCGTTTTGCTGTATCATATAACCAAGCCTCGCTTGCGTTTACAAGTTTTGCTGGATTTTCAGACTTAAGATTAAGCTCGGTAAATTCCTTAAGATATTTAAATTTACTTGACTGTCTTTCTGGACTTATTGCTTTTTTAGCACGAGGCTTGCGTTCTACTTTCTTAATACTAATGTAAGATGAACAGTCGGATATTACAGTTTCACAAAATTTTACACATTGTTTAAGTTGTGCTTTAGATAAATGACTATAACCTTCTGTTAATTGTTCGTCGACACCTTCTAATACTTCATTAAATTCTTGTAAGCGTAAATCCCACACTCGAGTAATGTTGGGAATCATTTGCGGGCTAATATTCATGCCGCGGATTAGAGCGATAGGTTTAAAATCTGCAGACATCTTTGCGCCAGCTACAATAAAATCGTCAAACATTCCTTCGAGCTCACCGGCACACTCGGATGCTTTTTCACGAAGATGATCCTGAATAGTTAGTTTTATTTGTGCTGTTTCTTCGTCGGTAGCCGCGGCTTTTTTAATTTCTTGTTTAGATTTAAGCATTAATGAAATTTGCTCATCTAAAATACATTGTTCGTGTTCGTTAAGTACTAAGCCCATTACACTCATACGACATACCCAAGCTGGTGTTACACGAATTTGACTGTCAGGAATTCCGCGAATTAATTTAGCATCAGCTTTTCGATGATTAATTTCTAAATATTGAGCAATCATATCCTTGGCATCTTTTTTGCCATAGTGATAATTATACCACTGAAACGCATTAGCAAACGAACTAATACGATTAGTTTCGTCTGGTTGAATTCGCCACTCTGGTTCAAAACCAACATACTTGGTTTCAGCACCCTTGGGGTTTAATCTTTTAATTGTGAGTTCGTTTTTTGCCATAGTTTTAATAGTGTATAGTCTTAGTTAGTTAATGTCAACCTATCAGTGCCGCAAAGGTAATGTGTTGTTCCAAATTATCTAATAACTGGTTTATTTCTTTTTTTAATTCAATAAACTTTGATGTATCTTTTTTAAGTCTACGGCACTCTACGGATTCTTGGCTTAAGGCTGTGATTGTTTTGTCTATCCCGGCCAACATTTTGCGTAAATCGCGATATGCTACCTTACTTTTTACAGCAGATATTTGCTTTTCTGCGTGATTTACCCTGTCTAAAATCTCATCCATAACAGTAATTATATGTTATTTGGAATTATTAGTCAACCTTTGGAAAGCTAAATACTTGTTATGCCTAGACTTAGCCTTTACAGACCTAACAGAACGTCAGATTATCAATTTTTGGATCGAACAATTTCCGAAAGATTTACTGTTGGCGGGTTAGATATATATGTACACAAGTACATGGGTCCTATTGTGGATACCACCGATAACCCAGGAAATAAAGACGCTACATTACCGGTTTATACTTCAGAAAATCCATTGTTTATCGAAGATTTACTATTGTTGGAAAATAGAGATCGTGCGTACGATCCTAACATTTATATTATGCGTGGTGTTTATACGCAAAACGATATTAATTTTGATTTAACACAATTTGGATTATTTTTAAATAACGATACATTGTATATTACATTTCACTACAATGATATGATTGATACTTTTGGCCGTAAATTAATGGCAGGCGATGTACTCGAGTTACCCAATCTCAAAGATTATTATCCATTGAATAGTAATATTACTAGAGCTTTACCAAAATATTATGTAATTCAAGATGCTAGTTATGCTTCAGAAGGTTTTTCTCAAACTTGGCTTCCGCATACTTGGCGAGTCAAAGCCACGCCAATGGTTAATGCTCAAGAGTACAAACAAATTATGGATCAACCGTTCATGCCCGATAACATTTGGGACAACGGTAATTTTTATCCTAGAGGTGATATTGTTAATGATGGCGGAAAATATTATGAAGCTAAAGCTAATGTACCGCCCGGAACTCCTATTACCGATCCTAATTATTGGGCATTGATTGAAAATCCAACCACGCTAGCAGATGCTGGAAGTACTCGCAATAAAGATTTAGCCATTAATGATGCTTTAATTATACAAGCAAATGCCGATGTTCCGCTATCAGGTTATGACAATGTTAGTTTTTATATATTGCCAACTACACCATCTGGTCAACCAAGTAACGAAGGTTTGTCAACTAACACAAGTGGTGTTACTGTAGACGGAATGCAACAAGGCGAAGGTGAAACTCCCAAGTCTTTTGGATACACTATGGGATACCTAACAGGCGATAAGATGGCACCAAATGGATTGCCAGTTACACCAGGTGTTAGTTTTCCAATGGGCCCATCAACAGGAGATTATTGTTTGCGTTTAGATTATTTTCCAAATCGTTTATTCCGATACAATGGAGTAATGTGGACAGCTATATCTGATGATGTGCGTACTGAACTAGATTGGGGCCTTGATAATAAAACTCAGCGCAGTTCCTTTGTTAATAATCCATATACAGTATCTACATCAGATCAAGGTAATATACCAAGCCGTCAATCGTTGTCTGAATTACTTAAACCAGAAGCTGATAATGGTAACCAAGGCGGAAATAAACCTCCTAAACCAAGACCCCCAGGACGATAATGCAAACTTATTTTTTCGACGAACAGATACGACGTTATCTAATTCAATTTGCTCGTATGTTTTCAGGCTTTCAAGTAGAGTTTGGGCGTAACGAAGCGGGCGCAGCAGGAACTGGCGATACATTATATCGTGTACCTGTGCGTTACGGAGATGCTAGCCGACAAGCACAAGTTATCCTACAAGAAAATAGTGCTAGTAATATGCCTTCAACGCCATTGATGACATTTTATATTACCGCGCTAGACTTTGATCGCCCCCGTATGCAAAATCCAACTTATGTTGATAACAAGAGTATTCGTCAACGAGAATATGATCAAGCAACAGGAACTTATGAAACTACGCAAGGTAACGCTTTTCAGGTTGAGCGTTATATGCCCGCACCTTATAAATTATCAATTAATTTAGATATTTGGACTAGTAATACTAATCAAAAAATGCAGTTGTTAGAACAAATATTACCATTGTTTAACCCAAGTTTAGAAATACAAAGTTCAGATAGTTTTATGGATTGGACTAGTCTAAGTATTGTAGAATTAGTATCTACTGGTTGGAGTAGTCGTAGTGTTCCGCAAGGTACCGAAGATCCTATTGATATCGCTACTATTAAATTTGCCTTGCCCGTATGGTTATCATTGCCCGCCAAAGTTAAAAAACTTGGTGTTGTGGAAACTATTATTGCTAGTATATATGACGGCAAAGGTGACATGATTAATGCTATTCGCAACAATGATTTATTATTAGGTACTCGACAGTATATTACTCCATACGGGTATCAAGTGGTGTTAATTGGAAATAAATTACAAATTTTAGCTCGCTCAGCTGTAGTTGACGAATCAAATAACGAATTGCCGCCACCAGATCCAGTGGAGCCAAGTAATTTAAATTGGACTCCAGTAGTTGATATGTACGGAACATTGCGCCCAGGCATTAGTATGATTGCTCTTACACAGGAAGATAGCTCACAAGTATTTGGAACCGTAGCATTTGATCCAACTAATGATCAATTTTTATTGTTTACCGTTATTGAAGAATCTATTCCGCCCAATACATTGTCGCCAGTAAGTTCTGTTATTAATCCGTTAGCTAGTGGCCCCGGGCAAGGTTTACCACAGGCAACTACAGGACAAAGATATTTATTAACCGAAAGTACTGGTAGTAATGATGGTTACGCACAGGCTTGGGCTGGCATTGCTGGACAAATATTAATAGCACATCGCAACGATATTATTCAATATGACGGCAGTCAGTGGATAGTTTCTTTTAGTGCTGAGTCTAGTCCTGTAAATACACAATATGTTACAAATATTACAACTGAGATACAGTACAAATGGACTGGCAGTAACTGGGTTAAATCGTACCAAGGTCTTTATCCAGGTGGCCAATGGTCACTAATAATCTAAAAATAGTCAACGCTGTTGGCATTTGGTTTTACAGTCAATCAACAAATCGTTATTTGTATTTGGTTCGCAATGATCCAAAACATCCAGACTCATGGGGATTACCTGGTGGAAAAATGGAGCCGGGCGAAAGTATTATGGCGGCTATGGTTCGCGAATGTGAAGAAGAAATTGGCAGTATGCCCGATTATATTAAACTAATGCCATTGGAAAAATTTACAAGTGCCGACGGTGGATTTGTTTATAATACTTTTTTTTGTGTAGTTAAAAATGAATTTAGCCCTAAATTAAATAACGAACATTTAGGCTACGCTTGGATTGATTCAGGAACTTGGCCTAAGCCATTACATCCAGGATTATGGTCTACTATAAATTTTGAAGCAGTACAAAGTAAAATTTCTACTATACAGCAACAACTTCAAACATCACAGTAAGTAACAAAATCTCTAAAAGTTAAACATTTAGTATTAAAACAACTTAGCCATTCGCCAGGCATATTTAATTCATTGCCTACCATTATAAATTTAGTTCCAGAATAAGCCTTAATTATTTTAGTAACTTGATAAATCCAATTACTTTGCCCAGCCTTGGTTTCATTGTCATATCCTATCATACATATTTCTTTGTGGCCGTCAAATGCTGCAAGATAGATAGGAAGCACAGTAGTACACAATAAAGGATTATACGGAATAAGATAAAACTCACCTGGTCGTTTAACGCAATTTTTACTATTGGTATAAACAATATTATTTTTTGTATAATTGTTTTCAACAAGTGGTATTAGATTATTTAAATCTGTATCTACAGTAAAATCTAATCTCATTTCATTAGAAATAGCAGCGGTACCATAAGTTTGTAATACCAATGACCCTAGTAAACCACCTCGATGATTTTGTAATATTGTGTAGTCAAATCTATCTTTGCTTTCAGAACTACCTATAACTGCAGCTCTGCCAGACAAGTGTTGATTTACAACTGGATTTTCAATCCATACACGGGTTTCTTGTTTTTTTCCGCCGGTCCACTTGGTTTCACTTATAACAAATTCGCCTGGGTAGTCTTTTCTGTATCTAGCTTCCATATTATGTTGTTATGTGTTTACGCAAGTTGCCCAGGATGCAGAGGAGCCACCAGCGGTATTGGCACTTGCTGCGGCTACACCACAGGCAGTGGATGCGCAGGTAGCGTAAGTGTATTTGTTTCGAAATGTGCCGCCGCAGGCTGATGTATACCCTAGAGCAAATATTCCCCTTGTACTATTACCTGCGGCAGACCCGCCGTAATGAGCTATACTTGCTGTACCAACTCCGCAAGCAGTAGAAGTACAAGATGCGTAGGTGTATTTGTTGCGTGTAATTGAAAATTGTCCGCCTACAGCTCCCAACGCAAATATTCCCCTTGTGCTATTACCTGCGGCAGAACCAAAATAGGCGCCAGCACTTGCTGCTCCTACTCCACTAGCAGTGGATGAGCAACAGGCGTAGGTGTATTTGTTTCTAATAGTTGAAGCTCCGGCTGAGGTACAACCTAATGCGAATATTCCTCTTGTGCTGTTTCCCGCGGCAGACCCGTAACCAGACTGGTCGCTTGCTGCTGCCACACCAGAAGCGGTTGAGGTGTCACAAGCGTAAGTGTATTTATTACGAGTGGTTGTTTCATTAAAACCTGGATTTAATCCTAGTTGAAAAATTCCCCTAGTGTTGTTGCCCGCAGCTGCTCCACCATAACTGCCGGCACTTGAGGTAGCTACTCCACAGGCAGTGGATGAGCATGTAGCGTAAGTATATTTGTTTCGAATATTAGATATTGTAGTTGTGTACCCTAACGCAAATATTCCTCTAGTATCATTACCTGCAGCGGCGCCACTACCAGAATTTGCGCTCGACGACGCCACTCCAGAAGCAGTAGAGGTACAGGATGCAAAGGTATATTTGTTGCGAGTGCTACTACAACCCAACTGAAAAATACCCACCGTGCCATCATTTGGCGGGTCAAATGCTATATTAGTGCCGCCAGAAAAAGTAACTCCAGAAATTTCTAATCCCATTTTTATCCTATAGATTTATAATATATTTAGCAAAATATAATAGTTAACAAAAAAGCACTTACTTGTGCTTTATATCATATTCTAGTAATTTGCAAATTATATAATTTCTACATTTGGCGCAGGGGCATCTTCAACACTCACATTAAAATGTAGAAATTGTAGGGGCTCATCTGATTCGTGTCTAGTAAATCCGTGCGGTAACCAGGAATTAAACAATATAAAATCACCGGCGTTAATTTCAAAAACAACTTGCGGAGACGCGAAAGTCACAGCTTTTGGATCACTTTCCCGCATAGAGATTTGTTTTTTACCTGGCCTTGGATCAAACAGCAAAGGTAAGCTGCTATTAGTAGGTACATTTACAAAATAAAACCCTGTAATTTGAGCACCGTCACTATGTATATGTTCTATATGCTGTCCTGAACGACGAAATTCCTGTCCCCATATTTCAGAAATTCTAGTCTGTTTGCCAGTCATATCATATCCTTGGTCAAGCAACATATTAAAAGCACTACTTGAAATTGAGGTAAACAAATTACTAAGACGATCATCAAACATTGACTCACTTTGACAAACATTCCATTCGTTTGGTTCTACCTGAGATATGTATGTTGTTAATACCTTTTTTGTAATTTCTAAATTTTCGGGTTGTGAAAAACGAAGTACTGCTGAAGGAAAAAGTAACTCAACCATCTATGAGCATCCGATTATTAGTTAACAATTTTGTTTTGTCTTTGGCCATACCAATTTTATTCATAACATTTGTAATATACGGTACAAGTTGTGACTCAAAGTCGGGGTGATTTCGCATAGCGTTGAGATGATCTTCAGGAATAGTTCCCATAGACAACAAATAATTTTCTGTACGCCGTTTAAACTCTAGTAACCATTCTTCTCTTTGTGCTGCCTGTGCTGCTTCTAACATAGGAAGATCAGCATATTTTCTTAGCGGCTCTAGTTCTGTCATAATTGATGTAATGGTGGCGAGTTCTTGTTCTGCGCCAAGCACAGCCATCTCTAACATGCCCTCGGCACTTTGCCATTCAATTAAATCTGCTTGTGCGTTTAGTTTTTTAACAGCATCAGTAGATTCTAATCCTTGCTCAATTTCTATAAGTTTAGCTTTACGCCTTAGTAATTTGGCTTTTGTGCTGTCTAATTTAAGTTGTATATCTAGTTTTTGTTCATACATCATACACCAAGCAATGTCTGCTGTTTGACAGTTGTTGGCTATAAAATAACGAAGTTGAAAATCTGAATTGTTACGGTGGGGAGATGAGTGCATAGTAGCAATATTTATTAATTATGCTAGAGTGGTATTATTTTTCACGCATTTACACAAAGTGCCCAGGATGCTGCAGCGCCATTAGTTGAGTTAGCACTTGCTGTACCCACACCA